TTATTTATCCTCACCCGAAATGCTATCAGGCAGCGCAAGCCCTGAGTTTTCCAGCACCATCTTCTGCGGTACGGCCAGCGGAATATTTGAGGCCCGTAGCCGCTTGATAATCTCAAACAGCAGGTCGCTCTTCGCTTCCGATACCATTCTCGGGCTGCTGACATAGCCCGTGACGCTCAGTACCATGCCCGTTGGGTTTAACTGACTGAACTTCACTGACGGTGCGGGTGTTTCCAGAATCGCCTCATGGCTGATGTAAGCATCCAGCAAAAGCGTCCGAACTTCTTCAGGGTCGATATCCAGCGGGAACGTCAGCGCCAGCGTGGCAACCCCAAACGGGTTCCCCATCGTAATATTGCGCACATTCTGCGAAATAAATTGGGAGTTCGGCACGATCACCGTCGAACGATCCCCAAGCTGAATTTCTGTCGCACGCACGTTAATCCGCCGGATATCCCCTTCAACCCCGCTGATACTGACCGAGTCGCCTACTTTCACCGGGCGCTCCGTCAACAAAATCAGGCCAGAGATAAAGTTCTTCACGATCTCCTGTAAACCAAAACCGATACCCACCGACAGCGCGCTGACAATCCATGCCAGCTTGTTCCATTCAATCCCTAATGTCGCCAACGTCAGCAGGATAATCAGGATGTAGCCGATATTGCTGAACAGCGTCACCAGCGACGCTCGGATTCCGCGTTCTAACGTCGTTTTAGGAAGGAATTCATCTTCCAGCCAGCGTTTTGATGAGCGTAAAACATAAACCCCCACCACCAGAAAGAGAATAGCATTGACCAGATGCGCCGGCACGATGCTCAGCGTTTCCAGCCCTTTTCCGCCCCAGATTTCAACGGCTTTTTGCACGAGTTCCAGAGGGGTCGTCGTACCAAACGTTCCGTTAAGTAAGGCGACGGCTGCCATTAAAATTAACAGGACTTTACCACCGGCCGACAGAATCAATGTGGCCTGAGCCAAATGCCGATCGTCCAGATTAAGCGAATTTTTCATTCGCTTGCCGCAGGCATTGTTGGGAGAAAAGAGGCTTTCGCAGATATCGGTAATAAACGTTGAGAACAAATACAGGCAGGAGAACACCATGCCGATCCACACCAGTTCGAACGCCAGGAAGCGAGCCAGTGAGATATAACCGATGACCAGCGACACCAAAATAGCAAACGCCGTCGCCAATACGGCAAGATGAATAATGCCAGATAATGTCGAACGCGCTTCCGGTTGTTCCCCCGAGTACACCATCTGCCGACGGATCTGATCGCTTTTCAGGGTGATCGTCCCCGCAGTAAAGGCCAGGAACAGTGCAGATAAGCCATTCACCATAATAGTTGCCGCGACCGATGTCCCTACCGTCGCCGTGACTTGTTCAATAAAACCGAAAATCAGAATAATGCCAGCGGCAACCACAGGAAACGGCTTCATCGCTTTTGCGACAGGGTTAGCAATCGCGGGCAAGCGCCATGAAGGGCGCTGATTCGAAAGGAATGCGCGCCCCAACCCAGCGATCATCGAACAGAAAATTGCTTGTCGCACCAGCGCATCAAGGAACGACACGACGCGTTCTGAAGCCTCACCGTGGCGCGTAAACGTAAAGTCGATCAGATTTACCGCAATACCGATCGTGACCACAGTTGAAATAACCGACGCCGTGGCTAAAAAACTCCGCCGCAGACGCCCTTCTGGCAGCCAGTTAATTCCCGCCCAGGCCAGACATTTCTCCAGATACCGACGCCCCGCCGAACTCATGGCCATGGCGATCAAAATCAGAAGTGCGGAACCGTAACGCCAGTCTGGCTCCCAGGCCACCGTAAAGGCGTCACTTAATTGCTCCTGAAAGATGCTCAGGCGGCGTACATCCTCGGCCTGCGGAGCCACAAGCGGTGCCCAGAAGCGCCCCCCCAGAATGCTACCGGAATTCAATGCCAGTTGCGTTTTCAGCGCACTACGGCGCAGAGTCACTATTTGCGCGGCCAAATTAGCCGCCCCAGTGCGTAAAGCCTGAATCTGCTCGATCTGCGCATCCATTTTTGCTTTTTGCGCATTCAGACTGTTTCGCTTACGCGTCACTTCGCTGGTTTCATTAATGCTGGATCCGGACTCTGGCGCTGGCCCTAAGACATCCAACTGGGCCTGAATTTGAGCCCGCTGCGGCGCCACAGCATTAGCAAGCTCGTTAGCGTTATTGACCAGTTCCTGCGTTGTGTCATTCAACGCGCCAAATTTGCTGTCGTTATTGGTGCCTGAAACCTGCTGTTTGATGTTATCTAACTGTTTTTGCAGCTTGATCAACTCGGCATCAACATTAATTTTTACGGGCGCATCGGTCTGCGCGGGCTGTGGGTCAGGATCAGAATCCGCACTCGCCGCCGATGCATATCCAACAGGCAGCAGCAACATCGCCAGCAGACAAACGCGCAAAAATGCGGATGAAAGAATGTTCATAAATCAAAAGGTTCCAAAGTTCGACAAAATAGCGGATCCACAAATGACTGAGCGATAAGCCCAGCACGTGAAAGTAGCCCACACTCATCCAAAACCCAACGAATGCGGGCATAGTGTACCAATAGCGCAGGATGCAGAATACGCCCGATCATAACTTGAAAAGAATTACTGGAAGCATCCAGCAGATAAAACTGAAATGCTCATTGCTATGTGTAGTTAATGTGGACGAGGCTCGCAATTGTGCAAAAAAGTCACACCAGAGAAAGCGACAGTCACAAAAGTTGTACAGGGATTCACCGTATAGCGTAAATCCAGCGCCAACCCGTTGACTCACTGGGACGTGTGGGTATAATCCAGCCCACTGTTGTGACAAGCAACAGCCATTTCTTTTTTGAAATGCGCCCTTAGCTCAGTTGGATAGAGCAACGGCCTTCTAAGCCGTAGGTCACAGGTTCGAGCCCTGTAGGGCGTACCATTAAAATCAGTAACTTACCTAAAAAACACAAACCCAATCACAATTAGCAGGTGTCTTAACGGGTGTTGTAATGCCACACTACTGCTGATGCGTTGAAAATAGCAATCATTGACCACTGTTTATTCATACAGTATAAATATCTCACGGACTTAACCGAGGTATCCCGCAATGTTTGTTGAACTGATCTACGATAAACGCAACGTATCCAGCATCCGCAATGCTCACTCACTAATTGAAGGCGAGCTAACAAAGCGAGTTCACAGAGTCTTTCCAGATGCCGCAGTGAAAGCAAAGGCGATGCAGGCGAACGGCATCAATACCGACGCGAGCAAATCTGATAAATCGATCATCGCTCGCGTTGTAGAAGAAATGTTCGATGAGTCCAATGATTGGTTGATCGACTAATTACACGGAAAAATTCACATGATAGGCTGATTGTTCTATCTCAATCGGTATAGTGAAATCATGGAAATTATTAATTATCACGGAACGACAATCTGCGTACTCGACGACAGCGACATGCTGACTGATTGCCCTATCAATTCATACGCAGTGATCGAGGATAGCGGGTTTTATGTCGCTGTTCGCGTCGGAGAAACTGACGCGCCAGCGATTCACATTGATCCTGTTCCAACTTTAGAAGACGCACTCGATATCATAGCCGGCAGATTGTCATTTTTTGCGTGATCAGGCAGGTTAATGATCGGCTCATTGGGCATTTCTTCACGTGCAGGCATTTGTACGCGGATACTCAGAAATGTATCGGCAGGGATATCAATCGGATCGCCCTCAACGTAGCCGTCACGTTCGTTGCGTGCGAACGGCATCGCATTCGGGTGCGTGCGGTGATACGTGCGAATAACGATAGAGCCATCTGGGTTTATCTGCGAGCTGCCATCATTACCGCCATAGTCCACCCACAAACGAGGGAGTTTGTTGCGGCACACTGGTACATCAATACCACCATCATCACCTCCCCAGGCTCTGTCAGCATTCAGCCCAAGGCAACCATCTATGTGATAAACCCCCTCAGACAGTCGCGTCGTTACAACGCCGTCAGATTCTTCGTTCAATTCTGACGAGCCATCAGCAAACAGCTTGACGATCGGTGAGGCTACTTTAAGAAATCCGTTAGCATCCACGGTTGTATTGCCGGAAGTCCACACCCTATTGTTGTTGATGATGAAATCAACACATTCAACGTAGATGTTTCGGTTGCTGTGCATCAACATCACAGTGTTCGCCTTGCTGTTCCTGAACGACAGATAGTTAGCATCCGGCGTTTCATAGCCGAAAATCCAGCGCAGAGTCCCGTCAAAGTCTCGTCCAGCAAAGTATCCAGGCTGGCCCAGCGACTCATTTACTATTGTTATCGTTTCCCAGTTTTGCCGAAACGTTTTCTTACCAGTTAGTGTCTGCGCAGTATCGAGACTCACTTTCGTATCAAGTAACCGATCCCATTCCGTTTGGCTGCGAACCGTAACAGACTGGCCGTCCGGCGTTGTCAGTATAATGTTTCCGCTGCCTGTCAGAATTGATTGCCACCCCTGCAACTGCTGCTGATAGTACGCTAGCGTTGATGCGAACTCATGCGCAAACTGCTCAATAGACACGGTTGGTGATGTGGGGATTGCGTATGATTTCCCGCTGCCCGCAGTCCCTGTAAATGCAGATACGAGCGTTAATTGGGTGTCAGACTGTACAGATTCAATTTCATAAATCTGCACAGTCCCTGAGCCAGGTAACAGCAACATCCGGCCAGCCGACACGCTGTTTAATGGGTTTGTGAATTGCGTTCCTGCCCCCGTAATGATTTTGCTACCACTAGTAGCGGTAACGGAGCCTGTTTTATACCAAGACATATTTTTCTCCAAATAAAAAACCGACAATAAGTCGGCTGAATGGAATTTCTTTGTATTTAGTAACCTAATGCCTGTTGATAATATTGATCGTATATTTCTGTTTTAATTACTGGGATGTTAGGTATACCCCACCGATATCTAGCATTATCATTAACGAAACCCATATTGTACCCGTATCCGTTAGGTTGAACTATATAACCGGTGCCGTCTTGATTTGGGCCAGCGCCAGAGCATCTATAAATATAGTCAAATCTCGGCACGCCTGGGCTCTGTATTTCTACATAAGACGACGTCATTGAAGCCACAGCGTAGGGCGTTGCAATGTTTTGCACATAGGGCTCTTCCTCTATAATTAGCGGCAATACATTACTATGCCATACCATTTGCCCTTCATTATAAACAAACAGCCCCCAATCAGGGGCATTAACTATCTTTTTAGAGAAAAAATAAATTCGTATAGGTGTATTATTTAATACGCATTGTAAAGCCAGTTTTCCGGCTTGTGTGCGTTTTAAAGTGTATAGAGTTGCGCTCCCGAAAGGACCGCCGCCTGATGTGTTACTGTTCCTGAAAAAAATCATATGGTTGTCATCGTAATTTAAATCAGTTACATACAAACCAAAATTTCCAGCGGGCAAGTCTAGAACTTTAACTAACGCATAAGGGGTAGCTTTAGGTGTCATTATTAGCTTACCACCTTTGAAAATTTGAATACCAAAATCATCAGCTAAATCATTATGTACACCATCAATATAGACAACTATTGTTGTCATTCCTGTCAGGTTCCAGTTTATAGTAGCCCCTGATGTTGACACATTAAATGTTTGGTTGCCGCCGCTAACACCTGATATGCATCTAAAACTTAAATTTAAACCAGCTTGATAAGTTTTACTACCTGCGCCCTGAACATTAGGCATAACGTCTATGATGTATCTTGAGCTTATTGCATTAGATGCATCAAAACTTGTGCCGTTGACGTATGTAAATATACCCCACTCGCTCATAGTTTCTTACCTATCACAACGGTGATCTCGTTTTTGTCATTGTATACAATATCTCTTATGTTACTTATTTGTTTCCTACCTTGCCCAACCTCGTTTCCATTAAGCTCGAAAGTACCATTAGCAAAATCAAGTTTCATGCCTGTGGATTCAGTAGCATAATTATCAGACTGTATGCTGTCTGCGATTTGCAGGCGACCAATTGCGCCTTTCGCTATTTTTGCTGACGTTACAGTTAAATCTCCAATAACAGCACTACGCAAAATAACTTGCGTTCCCTGATTGGTGAATATCGGTGTGGGAACCCCGCCGGCATTAACCATCATCGTAAATCGGTCAGCTAGCATAATAATATTTGATTGCATTCCAGCCTGAGAATTAGAAACATCTAAACCAATTCCCGCCAAATATTGCTGCCCGTTAACATCGACCCCGACTTTTATTGTGCGAAATGCATTTAACTGGCCGTCAATGCCATTAACGATACTGCTAACGTCACTGATTTCAGTTGAAACTCCGTTGACAGTTGCAGTCAACGTACTGATTTGTGTTGCCTGTGCCGTTAATTTTCCGTCCATATTCGACACTGACGTTTGCAGCCCACTCACAGCAGATGAATTAGCAGAAATACCGGATTCCGCATCTGTCATTTTACTGTTCAGATTCGTAATATCCTGCGCGGTTGTTTGTTCGAGCGTCGTAACTGTCTGCTGTAGTGCATTCAGATTGCTGTTAGTTGTGCCGATCTGTGATTGCATTTCCAGCATTGCGATCGTTCGGGCTTCCACTTCATTAGCAACAGCAGCGCGGGTTTCTGTAATTTCCGCTGTACGTGCGCCGTTCTGCGCTCGCCATCGACGGGTTTCAGAATCGTTAGCCAGGCTGTTACGAATGATCGACTTAGCCTGTTCGATACTGTTTAGCATTCCATCTGCTATATCGCGCTCCAGAGGCTCGACAAGAGACTTAAACGCCCCTGTTTGTGAAATTTCATCCATGATGACATCCGTAATATCACTGACATCAGTGCTGGATTCCCCACGTATCCATCCCGTCCACGGCCCCTCATTTCCAGACTTATCGACGATACGGGCACGATAGAAAAACTCTTGACCGATGCTTAATCCCATCTGCTGATATGAGCGAGTGGGATACGCGACATCTGCGAGCAACAGAGCATTCTGACCGTCGCTCGTCGGTGAATACTGAATCTCCGTTTTTAGTGTGTCAGCTGTGTCAGCCGGAAACGCCCAGTCGAGCTGGATACCGAAAACAAGCGGCGTTGTTGTGAATGATGCCAGCTCGGGAGGGTTTCCCTCCTTGCCGTTCAACGTGGTTTCTTGCGCGTTAGCCCACTGACTTGAAATTTCAGATGCGTTAATAGCCCGAACGCGTGCCTGGTATTGTCCCGCGTAAATACCGGACACTTCAAAACCCAGCGCTGATGTGCGCGGGGCGTTTATCCAGTTCCCATTATCTCTGCGCCATTGCGCTTCATATGCTATTGCGCTTTCCGCACGGTCCCACGTCACACGCAGCGTAGTAATGTTTATGCCCTGATCGACGGCGTTATAGCTACTGATTGCAACGTTTGCAGGCGCTGGTTGCACGGATGGAGGAATAACGCTGATTGGGCGTGATTCGATACGTGCACCAGTGTCGATTTTAGCCCATTTATCCGGGTCATACTGAATGCCGGTAATATCGAATGACACACCATCATCGCCTTCTACAACGCCGATAACGCGATACAGTTGCAGCGCCAGATCGGTAGCATCAACAGCCCAAACAGATTCAGGGATCGGAGTTTCACTGTATTCAGTCGTGACCGTAACGATTCTATCGTTGACGGCTTCAATCGTTCTGCCCTGCGCCTTCCCGCTTGGAAGATTGATAATCAGGCGCTCGCCAACCACAGCGGACGACACGCGATCGAGTGCTATGTTGCGGCCATCAACAGCGCTGATGCGGCCACCAAGCGGACGACCGGCTAACAGAGCATCTGCAACGCCGACAATTGATCCAGGTACAGGAATATCGCCATCCAACCCCATCGTGTACGAAACGGCACGATCGGCATCGTTAGTGTGCAGAATCCATTTACCACGCCGAATGGTCTCAGTCTGACGCACACAGCCAATCGCCGTCACGTCAGCCTGTTTGATTCCATAGCGCATGACCAGTTTGTTATCAGAAACCGATTCGATAGCATCCTGATAATTATTCGCGGGGTCAGACCACGACACCATAGCCGTGCTGTAATGCGTTTTCTCGCTCGCGTTGCTGTACGTGAATTTACCGTCTTTGACGTTCGCTCGTGTCACGATGTAATCAATATCGCGAGGCATATCAGCAATAACGTTCATCTGATTATTTGCCCAGAACGTCGCGCCGCGGAAAATTGCGGCTAGATCGTTTAATACCGTCCACGCCTCTTCCTGAGACTGGATGTAAACGTCACACAGAAAGCGCGATTCAGTACCGCTCCCACCGCGCCCGTCTGGCACTGGCTGATCGCAATACTGCGCAATGCGGTATAAGTCCCATTTCGTTAGTGCCAGATTTTCAGCTTTAATGCGATTACCGAGCCCAAACCGCTCGCTAATTTGTATGTCGTAGTAAATCCACGCAGGGTTATTTGTCCACGCCCATTTGAATACACCATCCCACGCGCCGCTATATTGACGAACCACCGGATCATAGTTAGACGGAATACGGATAATGCGACCATCAGGCTCACAGGAAACAACGGGGATGTTCTGGAACTGTTTCGCATCAAACTGCATGAATAACAGTGCTGTTTCGGGATAACGCAACTTCGCATCTATCACTTCTGTAATCGCTTCAATAACCATCCGATCGGCAATACGATTACTCGTTGAATTTGGCGTGATACGGCGTACTCGGATTTGCCAACCCGTATTGGCATTGGGCAGATCGATACGGTGGCTACGCTCATATTTAGTCGTGGTTTTCCCGTCCACAGCGGTTTTCAGCAGTTCCTGATAGCTTCCTCCGTCAGTCGCTACGTCTATCGCATACTCAACGCGATAACCGCCCACATCACCGTTATCCTGTTGCTGCTGTAGTGCTGACCATGAGAAACGCAGGCGAGCGGCAGAAAGTTGGGTATTCGTCAGTGAGCGCACCCACGCGGTCTGGCTCGTTAATTCCGTGCTGACAGTGATTTCATTTTCAACGCCAGGGAAGCCGGGGATGTACGACTGATCGGGCGTGCCTGGCCGAAACTCCCACGTAACGCCTGAAAAATTGGCGTTGCCGTTAGCATCAGTGATCGGAGTCCCATCAAGAAAGATGCGAGTACCATCCAGGCTCCCCTTAAACTCTCCCTCCCCCAGTGCCAGCAGGATTTTTGCATACGACGTTGACTGAATAGAGTCAGGAGACTCAATGGGCGTTCGCGCATTACTGCTGCCGCCTTTTCTGCCCTCAATCACTGATTGCATGGATACCTCAGAAACGAAAAAACCCGCTCGCGGCGGGTTCTGATAATGAATGAAAACGTTACTGCTGGTCTTCTGCGTAAATACCCGCTGAAATAATGGCACCGCCTATTCTGCGACGGCCATAGAGGATGGGCACTGGATTACCCTGCGCGATGGAGTTAACGGGCCCACCAAAGGCATAAGAGGGTTTGTTATCGGGAGATTCACGCATTGATAAACCTCCCTGAACTGGCGTTAGCATTTGAATAACGCCGCCCAATGCCATCGATGCCCCGCCCATCATCATACTGACGCCGATCGTTGATGTAGTGCCGAATGTGAAATACCCAGCAACAACCAGTATTGCCCCTAAAATGACCTGAAATAATCCGTTCTGTTTACTCCCGACAATGATTGGCGCAATACGGATTTCGTTACTAACGTTGAATTCCAGTTCGTCTTTAGACAGATTCCGTTTGCCATCAAATACGGCATATGTCAGTCCGCGCGATTTACTCGTCAGCAGGAACTTTTCAAAACCGGGGATAATAACGCAGAGGGCCTTTATCGCTTCCTGTCGACTACCAACAGCCAGACGGTGCACGCGCCCAAATGTCGCCCCAAGAACACCATATAAGCGGATAGTCTTTGGCTGATACTCAATTGCTACCGACATTACCACCTCCCATATATCGTAATCGGGTAATGGTTCTGTCCAGCCAGTAGCCACCGTATGGCACTTTCTGGCTTAACTGCCCGTGCATGTGATGCATCATTTCACCATTCCCAACATAAACCCCTGCGTGATTCGGCTCATCAGCGCGAACCTGCATAATGATTACGTCACCAGACTGCAACTCTCCGCTGACAGCAGTAAATCCCACTTCAGCGTAATGCTTCATATAAAGGTTTTCGCCCCGCTCCCACCATCCGTCTGAACGAACAAAATCAGGCAACGTGGTGTCACGCTCTAGCTGATACCAGTCGCGCACGATGGCGTAGCAATCCCAAATACCGTGAACGAATGGACGTTCTAACAGGGGTTTGGTTCCCTCGATCGGCATGATGGTGCGAATGTCTCCCTCCGGCCAACTTGCAATAATCCAAGGCAACTGTGACAGGTCACACTGTGCGTGATCGAGATTACTCGGCTGTGTCGTGGCATCAGGATGGCTGTGAACGATGGCAATAATCGTGCCTGTGTCCTCAGTCTCTGCGTAATCCTCTGGACTCATAGAGAATTGCTCTGTCGGCTCACTGGCTGCATTCCGGCATCTGACGTAACGCTGTTTTCTTCCGTTCTGCACAATGACACCGCAGCACTCACGCGGGTAATCCTGCTCTGCGTGGGCGAGTATTTCCGTAATTATTAATTTGCTGAGTTTCACGATTACCTCTTAATAAGCGCAGAGCCAGGGAACCCACCGAACGGCAATTCCGCATCTTCACCCCAGCGGCGTTTGCATCCGGTAGATAACAGGCCGGAGCATTCATCCAGTGCCGGATCGTCCACGGGGTTGCCGTCCGCATCAAAATAGTTTGTTCCGGTATAGCCACACGATGCCCCGCGATACTGTCCGCGCTGGCACCAGGTGCAGAGGCTGTGAATCTGCCGCGTAGGGATCATTATTCCCTGCAAATCAGCGGGTGATGACAACTGAAAAGAAATGGCTTCATCGTCTTCACGAATTTTACTGTCGATGTACCAGACCTCTAACCGTTCCTGAGTTGGATCGGCCTCGTCGTTGCCATCGGGGAAGTTTCGGGCATCAAGATAATGTGCAAACGTGGTATGAATCCGTACCGTCGCCTGTGCCAGATTCTGATAAGCGAGGCACAACGCGGTAATGGTTCCGTCGATGTTCCCTACCGATAGAGTGGGAGTCGGAGCGCTGCCGTCACTGATCATTTCCAGCCCCTCGATCTGCGTTGGCCACGCCTTATATTCGATTCCTTGCCACCAGATAGATTTAGCTAACAGCTTTGTTTCATCCCCGCCCACCTCCTCAATTTCTGCCGTAGTATGTTGAATAGGGTGATTGTGAAAATACAATTCTGGGCCGTCGAACGCAGTGCAATCAACTTCAAACAGGCGCACGCGATCGCCCGGCTCCAGTTTCTGTGAGTCGGTATTTAATGACATGGTTTATCTCGGATGTAAAAAACCCAGCGCTATGGCTGGGCTTAATAATGGTATTTCAGCAGGCTACGATTTCACTTTAATTTGCTCGCAATATCTTTAGCTACTTGAACTGCAACATTATCCCATGCAGCCTCAAGAACTCCTGTTTGACTCGTCCCGCCAATAGTAGGATCTTTTATTTGCGATCTAAATTCATTAGACCATGTAACCCCATCCATATTGAAGCTAGTTTTTAAATAAACAGTACCAACATCCATACCTGGAGTAACATTAAATATTCCTGCCGAGTATTCGAAGCCAGATCTAGCCTCAATTACCTTTATAGTTAATGGTTTACCACTCGCTGATATATTAGCAAATGTTGCAATGGCTTCCTCTATTCTAGCGGATAGAGCAATACCAGTCGGTACTCTCGTTCTAGAACCGCCACCAACAAAACCATCTGCACCTTGAATATCAATCCTTTTCGGGAAAGTATTTGGGTCCCATTTAATATTCAAAATCGGTTTTTTCTCAAACTGAACTGACGACTGAACATCCTTTACTGAATCAAATCCAAGTCGATTATTAAACGGGAGGTTTACCGTACATCCTGTCAATAGGGTTACACCAATTAAGGCAAAAACCAACTTTCTCATACCTGCATCCATGTGTAGTTACAATCAGAATCATCCTATCACTAGTTGCGGGTGGTATGCAGTCACGAAAGTTGCAGTGAGTTGGAAAATTTGAGCGCCACTGATGTTTTTCCCCATTGCCGTAACGTTAAAACCATCAGGGCAACAGTACAGCCCGATCTCTGAGATTGGATTCACCCACTGAAACGTGGTGTACCCTTTGTGGCGACGCAGAAATGAAATGATCGGCTGAACATGCTCAGTACCCCCGACAAACGTTAATGGCCAACTCTGTGACTCGCCGTTAATCCCATCGCCTGAACGCTGAGTGTAACCGTCGCCGAACTGTATCGATCGCGTTCGCTGAGTAAAAGCGCCCTCTGGGTTAACGCGAGGGCAGAAAGTGAAAGTTTCCATCATCGCCGCCCCGCTATTGCACGATTTATAGTCCCGCCCTGAGACAGGTCTTTATCGCGCAATTTTCGGTATTCACGCTGAATTATCTGCGTAAACTCACGGGCGAAATTCTGATCACCATTACCTGAAACGGAGGCTGTGCCGCTCTCGTTGATGGTCACGTAAACATTTCCTCCGCTATTTGCAGATTGAACATCAGGCATTATCGCCCGAACACCTAGCGAACCATTTGCAGCGCGAGTAAGAGGCATTATCGCTTCTGGCCCAGCTTCCCCAAAAACGCCAGCACCTTTGGCGAACGCGAACATTTGAGGTGTGTTGTAAACACCACCGCTGTAGGCGCTGAGTGATGGGGAATCATAGACACCGCCCAGCGCATTGAAAGTCAAGTTGCTATATGCCCCCGTAGAGAATGCATTATTGGCTGATGCCGCTCCGGCACCGCCCGCCATAGCAGATGCTCCGATACCAAATACAGTGCCAATTATACTGCTCGCACCGTTGGCAGCATTCGCTACCGCCATATTAACTAACACGTTCTGGATGATTTTCAGGACACCAACGCCCCAATCTTTCCAACTACTCATATTACCGTTTAGCATTTCAGTGATGGAACCTACAGCGCTACCCATTGCTGTTCTCATGCCCTGTGATGCCTGAGTTGCGTAATCCGTCGCTTCATCAGCCCAATCAGCAAAACCATCACGCATACCGCCGATCCAGTTATTACGCTGGTCATCCAATGATGTGTAATACATTTGCTGGTCACTGAGGCGCTTATCGAGATAACGTTTATTCAGCGCAATGGCTCTGCTGAAAAACTCATCATCGATTTCACCTTCCAGGTGCTGCCGCCTGAGTTCGTCATCCTTCTGAATAAAATCACGACGAATGCTGAGCATTTCATTCATACGCTCACGAACGCGGGAACCCTCGCCGAAGCCTGTCAGGTTAGCGTCATTCGCCGCTTTTGCGTTTGCATTAGAATCTATCAGCCCGTTTTCGTATTCAGCCGCTTTTTTCCGTATTTCAGCCTGGTCAATCAGAGCGGCATTTCTTGCCAACTCCTGTTTTTGAATACTTGTTAGGGTTGATAATTCGCCCTGAGTGGTTTGATATTTTATTTTAGCCAACTCGGTATTCTGACTACCGAGTGCCAATTGTTCGCGCTGCTGCTTGATTAAACGATCGTAAGTATCTACCGCTTTTTCTTCATCAGTTTTGGGGCCTTTCTTTGTTGGTTTGTTTGCCTCATCATTTCTCCATTTTGCAATATTATTATTAATATAATCCTGTCTGGATTTTTGATTGGCGGGGCTGTCCGTTAATCCTAATTCATCGGCAGAATATCGCAGACGCGCCAGTTCCTTGGCTTCCCCTTTTAGCTTTGAAAGCTCCAAATCTTGACGGCTTTTCTCTAACGCATCCGTTTGCTTATCAGTCAGGGCTGCATCTGGAACTCGAAACGGGAATGATGCGTTACCCTGGCGAGCTGATAACAAATCATTACCCAGAGACAGTAGGCGGTTAAATTCCGTGTGCTGTCCATTCATTCGCAGAAGTGATTGATACGCGGCGTTCTGCTCTGCTGCTTGCTGGCGAATTAGTACAACACGACGATGCTCTAATCCCTCCAAAACACTCTGAATGTCCTGAGCCTTTCCTTGCAAACGAGACAAGCGATCTTGCTCAACAGATAAACCTTCCGTAGCCGCTGATAGTCCGTTCGTTGCGTCCTCGACACTCATCAGATGATTAACCATGTAACCGCCGACTGTTAAGCCGGGGTTTGCCAGCATCTGCTGATAGCCTTCGATTTCAACGCGTATCAAGCGAATTTTTTCTTTCTGTTCGTCAATTAATCGGTTTTGTTCTGATAACGAAGATTGTGTTTTATTGTAATTATCCGATGCGTCAGCTAGTGACATTGCCCCTGATTTTTGTCTAATCTCGTCAATTGTGCTGGCGTATTCCTGCGCCGAACGCCGCGCCTGCTCTTGATTTTGGTACATGTAATACCAAGCGCCTGCTCCCAACATCAGAAGTCCGGGAACGCCCCCCACCAGCCCCAGCGCGCCGGACATAAGGCGCGAACCAACGGCAGTAACGTTATTCAGGTTTGCCTGTGCCGCCGTTCTCGCTGCAATATTTCTGGTTACAGCGGCTTGAGTTGCAGCTAAGCGTTTTTCTGCTGCCGCTTGCGCATCAGTCCCGCGGGCAGCAACTAACGCCTGTTGAGCGCGATAAACAGCAGAACGAGCACGGGATACGGCAATTTGAGTACCCCGTAACTGTGCGTCAGCTAGTGCCACTTCGCTTTTTGTTGCCGAAATTATCCCCGCCGTAGCACTGTGTGCGTCTGATGCCATTCGGCCAAAATACCGCGCAGCACCTACCGCCACCATCACGCCCGCCGCCATCGCCACGGTATCAATATTTTTCGCCACACCGTCCAGTGCTGACGATAATGACGATGTGGCACCAGATGATTTATTGGCACCGCCAACCCATTCCTGAAATGCGTTCATGACGCGAGTAGAGGCCGCGCTGACGCTATTGGGCATTGAGTCGAATTCAGCGTGCAATTTACCTATCTGACTAATTAGTGCGGGGACGATTTTATCCGTTGTTAATTGCCCGGTATCAGCCAACCCCTTTAGGTCTTTTTGTGCAACTCCCATCCCATCAGCCAGCGCTTTCATGATTCTCTGCCCTGACTGGGCAACCGAGTTAAAATCCTGACCACGCAGTACGCCACGCCCTAGCGCCTGCGATAACTGGACAATCATTGATGACGTTTCTTCCGCTGATGCACCTGATACCTGTAATCCCGTCGCTATAGCATCTGTCAGATTCAGTATGTCCTTTGTTCCGTAGCCCCATTCTCGCAGGGATGACGCTGCGCGTGAAAATAGCGCTGAGTTGTCAGCTAGTGCAGAGCCAGTATATTGACTAATTCTCATCAGTCCGGCCTGTGCTGTGTTAAAGTCCTGAGCGTCCTGAGTCGCCAGTTTTACACGCGCAGATAGTGAGTTATAGCCATCTGCGAGGCGGATCAAGTTTCCCGTTGCAAATGCGCCTGCAAATGCACCTGCCATCCCCGTAGCAGAGCTACGCACAGATACAATCTGAGCGTTTACCGCAGCCAATGCTCTCTGGCTCTCACGCGCTGCCGCCGCAGCCTGTCGCCCGCCGTTCTGCATAGTCCGGTGATAATCACTACCCATTCGAGAGGCGCGAGCGATCTCTGACTGAAATGATTGAGAGTTGGCGGAAATCTTAATTATTAATTCGCGTAGGGTTGCCAT